GGACGGGCGGATTTCCCATGCCGTGTACGGCTTCAACTAGACCTACAGAGAGGTGGTCGCGTGGATCGCACGACAGCCCGTGAGTACCTCGACGTCGGGGTCCGGAAGCTCTCCGAGCAGAGCAAGACGTGGCAGTGGCGGCAGGACAACTTCGAGGGCCGGCAGGAGCTCCCGTACGCGCCGGTGGGTGTGAACGCGGAGTATGAGGCGCTGCGGCGGATGTCCATCGCGAACGTGCTCGAGCTGGCGATGAAGGCCCCGGTGCAGCGGCTGCAGGTCGATGGGTTCCGCACGGACCGGCAGAGCGACGCCGATCTGGCCACGTGGAACGAGGTGTGGAAGCCGAACCACCTGGGGTCCCGGCAGGTCATCACCTACCAGCAGATGTTCAACCACGGCCGCGGGATCATGTCGGTGTCGCCGAACCCTGCGGCGCCGAAGTCCCCGAAGATCCGGGTGGAGAACAGCAAGCGGGTGTGGATCGAGTCGGATCCGGAGGACCCGTGGGTGCCGCTGTACGCGGTGAAGACCTTCACCGAGGCGGCCCCGGTCAACGCCGGGCTGCTGATCCCCACCGGCTCCACCTACGGGGCCAAGGAGACCGCCTACGTCTACGACGCCGAGTCGTGGATGCGGTTCTCCCGGATCGGCACCGCCGAGTGGGAGTTCGCGGGGGAGGGCGCCCATAACCTGGGCGAGGTCCCGTTCGTGAACTTCGACTTCAACGTGGACGCGGACGGCACTCCCAGGGCGGCGATCGACAAGCTCATCCCCGCCCAGAACGCGATCAACACGATCAGGTTCAACACGCTGCTGGCGATGCAGTTCTCCGCCTTCCGTCAGCGGGGGGTGACCGGTTTCGACCCGGTGGTGCGTGACGCCAAGGGCAACGTGCTCGTGAAGAAGGACTCCGCCGGCCTGCCGATCCTCGACGCCAACGGCCTGCAGCAGCCCGTGGTGAACACCCCCGGGCGCGTCGGGGTCGACCGGCTGCTGGTGTTCCCCGGCGAGGGCACGAAGATCTGGGACCTGCCCGAGTCGAATCTGAACAACTACATCATCGTGCTGAAGCAGTTCCTCGGGGACTTCTTCGCCAACGCCCAAGTGCCCCCGCAGTACGCCATGGACAAGATGGCCAACCTCACTGGCGACGGCATGGCCGGGGCCGAGGCCACCTTCCAGTCCCTGATCAAGGACGTCCAGACCGCCGCCGCCGAAGGCCTCGAGCGGGTCATGCGACTGGCCGACAAGGCCCGCGGCGGCCAGTCCGGGCGCCTGGCCATGGAGGTCATCTGGGCGGACACCGAGGTGAAGTCCTTCGCCCAGATCGTCGACGGCATCGCCAAGCTCATCGCCGACGGCATGTCCCCGGAGGATGCCTGGGCCATGCTGCCCAACGCCACCCCGGCGAAGGTCAAGGCATGGAAGGACAACGCCCTGGCCTGGCAAGCCGACCAGGACCGGGCCCTGAACGAGCTCGCCGACAAGATGGCCCTCACCGATGCCTGAGACCCTCCCCCCGGTCGCCGCCCACGACGCCGAGGCCCGCCGCCTGGCCCTGGCCGCGCTCGCCGCCGGGCGGGCCGCCTGGCGGTCCGTGTCCCTGGCCGACATCTCCGGCACCTGGGAACGGTCCCTGGACCGGCTGCTGGCCACCATGACGGTCCTGCAGTCCCAGGCCGCCACCGCCGGCGGGGCCTACACCGCGGACGCGCTCGCCGCCCAGGGTGACTACGAGGCCCCGCGGGCGTTCGTGGACCCGGAAGGCTTCGCCGGCACCGCCCCGGACGGCCGGGAGCTGGGTCCGCTGCTGTACTCCCCGGCCACGAAGGTGAAGGCCTACATCGACCGGGGCGTGGAGCCTGCCCAGGCGCTGCGGATGGGCCGGAACCACCTGGACGTCATCGCCCGCACGGTCGTGGCCGACACGGCGCGGGCGGCGGCGTCGGTGGACATCGCCACCCGCCCGAACGTGGGCTACACCCGGATGCTGGTCCCGCCCTCGTGCGGGCGATGCGCGGTGCTGGCCGGCCGGTTCTACCGGTGGAACCAGGGCTTCCAGCGCCACCCGCGGTGCGACTGCAAGCACATCCCGTCCCGGGAGTCCGTGGCCGAGGATCTGACCACCGACCCGTACGAGTACTTCAAGAGCCTGTCCGCCACCGAGCAGGACAAGCTCTTCGGGAAGGGTGAGGCGCAGGCGATCCGTGACGGCGCCGATGTCTACCAGGTCGTCAACGCCGCCCGCGGGACCTCCTACGCCGGGATCAGCGCCGACGGCACCCGACGCGGCCAGACCCGCGGGTCCACCACCACCGAGGGCACCTCCCGCCGTGGGGCCTACGGGCGGGGCAAGCCGCCGCGGCTGACCCCGGAGGCGATCTACTCCCGCGCCGGCTCCCGCGAGGAGGCCCTGGGCCTGCTCGAGCGCAACGGCTACATCCTGCCCGGCGGCCAGCAGCCCGGCGGGGTGATCCGCGGCGACGTCGAGGGCTTCGGCGCCCTGGGCCGCGGCGGCACCCGCGTCGGGGCCCGCCAGGCGGTCCTGCGCGCCCGGGAGACCGGGGTACGGGACCCGATGACGCGGGCCACGATGACCGAGGCCGAACGCCGGCACCTGGACGCGCAGCTGAACTGGGACGCCGTCTCCCGCGGCCGCAACCCCTTCGGCCGCGGCCGCCTCACCCCACAGCTGGCCGCGGCCGTGGAGAACGACTACCGGCGCATCGTCCTGCAGGGCGATGCCGCCGCGAAGATCACGGCCCGCCGCTCCCAGGCGGCGAACCGCTGAAGACCCACCCGCCGGCGCGAGGCCGACGGGTCCAACCCTCGCGATGAGGAGACACATCATGGGCACGACCCACCGCATTATCCACCCCGCCTCCGGCATCGACCTCACCGCCCCCAACGGCGTGCAGGCCCTGCTGGACTTCCACCGACGAACCTTCGGGGACGCCGTCATGGAGGACACCGGCGCCACCGGCTCCCAGGCCTCCGGCGAGACCGGCGGGGAGCAGGGCGGCCAGCAGACCGGTGAGCCCGGCACCCAGCAGGGCTCCGGCCAGACCGACCCACCGGCGACCGGCGGCCAGGACGAAGACCAGCCCCTGGGCGAGCCCGGCAAGAGAGCCCTGCAGGCAGAGCGCGACGCTCGCGCCCAGGCGCAGAAGGACCTCACCGCCGCCCAGAACCGCATCAAGGAGCTCGAGGACGCCGGCAAGACCGACGCCCAGCGCCAGTCCGAGCGGCTGACCGAGCTCGAGCAGACCGACCGGCAGAAGGACACCACCATCGCCGCGCTGCAGGCCGACCTGCTCCGCTACAAGGTGGCCGCCGCCGAAGGCCTGGACCTCGAGGCCGCGGAGCGACTCCGCGGCACCACCGAGGACGAGCTGCGCGCCGACGCGAAGGCCTTCGCAACCAAGTTCGGCGCTCGCCGCCCGGGCGAGGTCCCCGGCGCCGGCACCCGTGGGTCCGACCAGGTGAACGTCACCCCCGGCCTCGGCCGGATGCAGCACGCCTACGCGTCCACCTCCAACCAGTAGCACCCCGAGGGCGACAGCCCACGGGCAACCCCAGACACAGACAAGGAGCCAATCATGGCTGTCACCCTCGCCCAGGCAGCGCTGCTGTCGCAGAACCAGCTGCAGCGCGGCGTCCTGGAGACGTTCGTGCAGACCGCCTCCGTCCTGGACCGCCTGCCCCTGATGGACATTGAGGGCAACGCGTACGCCTACAACCAGGAAGCCACCCTCCCCGGCGTCGCGTTCCGCTCGGTCAACGAGGCCTACGTCGAGTCCACCGGCACCGTGAACCAGCTGACCGAGTCGCTGGTCATCCTCGGTGGCGACGCCGACGTGGACCGCTTCATCCAGCAGACCCGCGGCAACCTCAACGACCAGCGCGCCGTGCAGACGGCGATGAAGGTCAAGGCCGCCAACTACAAGTTCCAGGAGACCTTCTTCAACGGCGACGTCACCGTCGACCCGAAGGGCTTCGACGGGCTGAAGAAGCGTCTGACCGGCAACCAGGTCATCGACGCCGACACCAACGGCCTGGCCATCAACGCCGACGACGCCACCCGCCACGACTTCTTCGACGCCCTCGACGCGCTCGTGGCGGCCGTGCCCGGCCTCGACGGCACCAACGGCGCGATCTACGCCAACGCCCAGGTGCTCGGCAAGATCCGCTCCGCGGGCCGGCGCATCGGCGGCACCGAGATGGTCCGCGAGGACCTCACCGGCAAGCGGGTGCTGACCTGGAACGGCATCCCGCTGCTCGACGCCGGGTCCAACGCCGCCGGCGCCCCGATCATCGGCCAGAGCGAGACCCAGGGCACCGCCACCGACGCCTCCTCGATCTACGCCGTGAAGTTCGGCCAGTCCGAGGGCGACCAGGCCGTCACCGGCCTGACCAACGGCGGCGTGATGGTCGACGACCTCGGCCAGCTGCAGGAGAAGCCGGCGTTCCGCACCCGCATCGAGTTCTACTGCGGGCTGGCCGTGTTCGGCGGCAAGGGCGCGGCCCGCCTGCGCGGCGTGCGCAACGCCTGATCTGACCCCACCTGAGAAGGAAGGTACATCATGGCCACTCGCAAGAACGACGGCGCGACGAAGATCGTGTCCCAGCCCAAGGAGACCCCGGCCGGAGAGCACGGCCCGGTCGACGAGACCGACCCCACCAAGCGGGTCAGCTCCGTCACCGCGATCCCCGACGAGGAGGCGGTGGTCGTCGGCACCGTGGACACGGTCGCCGAGGTCCCCCAGCCCGAGCCGGCCCCCACCGGTCAGGCCCGCACCGAGGAGTACGAGGCCACCCGCCCCGACGGCTCGAAGGTCACCGTGGTCCGCAACATCGAGACCGGCACGTCGGAGCTGAAGTAGCAGGAAGGGGGCGTCATGGTTGCCGTGACCGCTCAGCAGATCGAGAACCGGTGGCGCCCCCTCACCCCGGCGGAGGCCACCACGGTCCCCGGCAAGTCCGAGGACGCCTGGACCCGGATCGTCGCCACCGTCCCGGGCATCGAGGAGCACCTGTCCACCGGGGCGGTGGCCGAGGCCACCGTGCAGTCGGTGATGGTGTCGATGATCGTGCGGGTGCTGAAGAACCCGGACAGCGTCCGCACCCATCAGCAGTCCATCGACGACGCCAACGAGTCCCGCACCCTCGACAGCGCGATCTCCACCGGGGAGCTCTACCTCACCGACTACGAGATCGGGCTGCTCACACCGGCCGGGCCCGTCCCGGACTACGGGGTGTACGTCATCGGGCTCGGTGGGCCGTGAACGTGCTCGACGCGCTCGAGCGTGGCCGGGCCCGCGCCGAGTCGCTGATGCTCGACACCTGCCGCATCACCCGGGCCTCCGGGGAGGAGGTCACCGACCCCACCACCGGGGAGGTCACCTTCCCCGGGGCGACCGTCTACGAGGGCCGGTGCAAGGTCCAGACCGCCCAGGTCCAGGAGGCCACCCCGGACGCGGCCGGGCGGCGCTTCACCATTCAGGCCTCCCAGCTGCACCTGCCCATCACGGCCGGGCCGGTGGCGGTGGGCGACATCGTCGAGATGCTCACCGGCTCCCTCGACGAGCAGCTGCGCACCGCGAGGTACCGAATCACCGCCACCCACCACAAGAGCCTGGCCACCGCTCAGCGGGTCGAGGTCGAGGAGGTCACCGCATGATCGACGCCACCGAGCTGCACCGGCTGGCCGCGGACCTCGGGACCGTGGAGGCCAAGGTCGTGCCGAAGGTCAAGCCGGTCGTCTCCCGGGGTGCGCTGAACATTAAGAACGCCCTGCAGCGCGACGCCCGCTCCTCGGCCCACTTCGCCCCGGTGGCCTCCTCGATCGGTTACGAGCTCACCGAGGACAACACCGGGGTGCAGGCCGAGATCGGCCCGGACCGCGACCGCGGCGGCGGGGCCGGCCTGCTCGGCGGGTACTGGGGCTGGTCCCGCGGCGGCGGTGGCACCCTCACCGACCCGCTGGTGGCCCTGGGCGAGGAAGAACCCCGGTTCGTCGAGAGCATCGCGAAGGTGGCCGGGTATGTCTTCGACTAGAGCCCACTGGCAGGCCGTGCTCGCCCTGCTCCCGGCCGATCTACGCGTCTACCGGGGTGACGTCCCCAAGGACCCGTCCTACCCCTACGTGCTCATGTGGTCCGGGCTGGGCTCCCGGGACGCCTTCGCCCTGTGCGACGAGCCGGACGGGCGCACCCACCGGTACCGGGCGACCGTGGCGGGGCTGAACGAGGACTCCGTGATGATCGTCCAGGACCGGGTCCGCGACGCCCTGGACCGGGCCATCCCCGCCGTACCGGGGTGGACCCGGGAGGCACTGCGCCTGACCCCGCTGATGCCGATCACCGAGGACCTCACGGTCGCGCTCACCGAGGGCCGGCACCCCTTCTACGCGGTGGACGAGTACGAGCTCTCCACCGCCCGCCTCTGACCAACCCTGATCCAAGGAGAACTGACGTGGCCTTCATCGACGCCTACGACACCCGCACCGGGGAGAAGCTGCCCCACCAGGTGCCCGAGCACTTCCTGACCATCAAGTCGTTCGACTACCTGTCCAAGACGCCCAAGCAGAAGGCGTCCGACACCAAGACCACCACCCAGAAGAAGGAGGGCTGAGCGATGCCGAAGGTTCTCGCCGACGCCAAGATCAAGCTGGCGATCCTCGCCACCAAGCCCGCGGACCCCGAGGCGCCGACCGTGACCGAGCTGACCGCCGGCATCGACGCCTCCTGCGCGCTGCTGAAGTCCGACTACCGGCTCTCGGCCACCGCCTCGGACACCATCGACGAGGACGAGCTGTGCTCGGAGGGCAACGCCGTGGTCTTCGGCGCCTCCAACTACGAGGGCTCCGTGACCCCGTTCCGCTACTTCGACTCCACCACCGGCCAGGTCGACGCGACCAACGACGAGGTGTTCCAGGCCCTGCGCGTCAAGGGCTCCCGCGTGTGGTTCGTGCAGCGCTTCTCCGGGAAGCGCTACGACGAGGCCTGGGAGGTCGGCGACGAGGTCCAGGTCTTCGAGGTCATCACCGACAACCCCCAGCAGCCCTCCGGGCTGACCGGCTACATCAAGCAGGTCGTGCCCCTGGGCGTGCAGCGGGCGTGGCTGGACGCCACGGTCGCCACCGCCGGCGTCTGAGCCGACGCCTCCTGACCGGGTGGGCGCGGGTCCAGGCTCCCCGCGCCCACCCTCCCCTCTCCTCTGAGCCTGCCCTGATCCTCCCGAGCCTGATCCAAGGAGCCTGCCTTGACCGAGCACACCACCGCCCCCGCCGACTTCGACCTGGCCGACTGGCTGGCCGGCGGCACCGCCCACCGCCCGACCCGCACCGTGACCGTCTACCGCGACCTGCACCTGTCCGCGGAGCTCGAGCGGATCCGCACCGAGATCGCCGCCCACGAGGCCGCCCGACCCACCGGCGCCGACGGCCAGGCCGAGGAGTCGGTCAGCGGCGACGACGACTACACCGCGCAGCTGAACCGCAAGGCCGAGCAGCTGCTCGAGCGGATCCACGCGGCGAAGGTCGACCTGACCGTGCGCGGGCTGATCCGCCCGGAGCTGCTGGCCATCCAGGCCAAGCACGAGGAGGGCACCCCCGCCCACGACTACGAGGTCCTGGCCAAGGCCGTGGAGTTCCCCGGCCCCCAGCAGATCACCGCCGAGCAGTGGGCCCGCTTCCACGAGGTCATCGGCCAGGCCCAGTTCAACCGGATCGTGCAGACCTACGCGGCCGCCCAGAACATCGTCCCCGAGGTCGACGCCCCTTTCTCGCCGCGGTCCTCGCGCAAGGGGACCGGGAGCTAGTCGGCCCGGTCCTGCACGTGCTGGCCACGGCCCGCGCCTACCAGCAGCCCCCCACCGCGTGGGTCGGCGGCGACGGGGAGTGGACCGACCGTGACCGCACGATCACCTTGGCCCACACGATCTACGAAGCCTCCCTGTGCCCGGAGTGCGGCTACCCCCGCGAGGTGTGCCGCTCCGGGGAGGCGGCGTTCGAGGTCGCCAAGGAGACCTGCCACGCCCGGGAAGCGATCGACCAGCTGCGCCAGGAACGGGCCAAGACCAACACCGACCCGGACCCGGGCGAGATCCTCGTCCCCACCCTCGACGACGAAGAGTCCGAGGCGGCCCCCAACCCCTTCAAGAAGTAGACCAGGAGGCCGTCGTGGCGAACAGGTCCGTTGTTGTCCGGCTCAAGGCGGAGATCGCCCAGTACCTCTCCGCGATGAAGCAGGCATCGTCTGCCACCGAGACCCTCGGGAAGTCCTCCGAAGAGTCCGGCCAGCGCACCGAGTCCATG